GATACGTTAACCATCGCCGACTTCACGCAGCCATCCTACTGCTCCGTGAGCTACAACGGGGATGGGACATTCACCTATTATCCATCGCCGGATTACTCCGGTCCCGACAGCTTCACCTACACCGTCAGCGACGGTCAGGGCGGCATCGCCACGGCCACGGTGTCGATCACAGTCAATCCCGTCAACGACGCCCCCGTAGCCAACGATGATGGAGCAACCACCTTGGAAGACACCCCGGTTGTTACGGGCAACGTCCTGGCCAACGACAGCGACACCGATGGAGATACGTTAACCATCGCCGACTTCACGCAGCCATCCTACTGCTCCGTGAGCTACAACGGGGATGGGACATTCACCTATTATCCATCGCCGGATTACTCCGGTCCCGACAGCTTCACCTACACCGTTAGCGACGGCCAGGGCGGCCTGGCGACAGCAACGGTCTACTTGACGGTTACCCAGGTCGGCCTGGCTTACTACATCGCGCCGTGGGGAAACGACAACAACGATGGTTCGTTTGTGAGTCCTTTTGCTACACTGGAACAGGCCAGGAATGCCATCCGACAGCTCAAGAGCACCTCCGGCCTGCCGGCAGGTGGCGTCACCGTCTACCTGAGGGAGGGCAACTATCCGCGGTCGGCGGTCTTTGAGTTGCTGGCGCAAGACTCCGGCGACTCTGACAGTCCCATTACCTACCGTGCCTATGGAGACGAAACAGTCCGCTTGATCGGCGGAAGTGAGCTAGAGGACTCGTGGTTTAGCCTTCTGACTTCCTCCTCGCCCGTATGGTCTCGCCTGGCGGAGGCTGCTAAGGGCCAGGTGATGGCGATCGACCTGTCGGCTCACGGGATTATCGACTACGGCATGCTCAAAAAACGCGCCGGGTGGGGATGGACGAATCCTTCAGCGATGGAGCTGTTCATCAACGGCGTGCCGATGACGCTGGCCCGCACAGCCGATGGAACCTTCCAGTTCGTCGCCAGCGTTCCCGACGGGCGCTACAGCGGCAAGTTCGTCTACAGCGGCACGGAGCCGCAGCAATGGGCCTCCACCGACGACATCTGGGTCCACGGCAACCTGGGAACTTACTGGTTCAACGAATTCGTCAAGGTGGCCTCCATCGACACCGCCACTCAAACATTCACGCTGGCCAACGTACCGCAATACGGCGTCAAGGCCGGCATGCCCTACTACGTGGTCAACGTGCTGGAGGAGCTGGACACGCCGGGCGAGTGGTACCTGGACCGCTCCAGCGGGATGCTCTACCTGTGGGCCCCTGAAGGGACAAACCTCGACCAGGCCAACATCTGGGTTTCGACGCTGGAGGCCGACATGCTCCACCTCAACGGGGCCAGCTACGTCAGCTTCGAAGGCCTGACCTTCGAGGATGCCCGCGGCGACCTGGTGCGGATCGAGGGCGGGTCCGATAACCAACTGGTGGACTGCGTCCTTCGCAATGCCGGAGGCGACGGTGTGGTCATCACCGGCAGCCGCAACGGACTGGAAGGTTGCGAGATCTACAACCTCGGCGAACGCGGCGTGTACCTGGGCGGGGGGAATAGAGCAACGTTGACCGCCGCCGAAAACTTCGTCCGCAACTGCAACGTCCACGACTGGGGCCGGTGGGTGCGGACCAGCAAGGTCGGCATCCACGTAGAAGGCGTGGGCAATATCGTCTCCCACAACGACCTGCACGAGGCGCCCGCCGGGGCGGTCTGGTTCTACGGCAACAATCACCTCTTCGAATACAACGATATCTACCATGTCTGCAACGAGACCGCCGACGCCGGGGCGATCTATGCCGGACGGAGTTGGGACTACCGTGGCAACGTGATCCGGTACAACTTCATCCACGACCTGGCCAGCCCCTTTACGCCTTGGGAGATCTTCGGGGTGTACCTGGACGATGCCGTCAGCGGCAATGAAGTCTTCGGCAACGTCTTCTATCGCATCTCCGGTATCGCCATGCTGAATGGCGGTGGGCGGGACAACCACTTCGTCAACAACGTCATCAAAGATTGCTACACGGCCCACCGCGCCGACCGGCGGGGCGTGGACATCATCACTGATACCCCCGGCGATGACTGCAACTTCCTGGAAAAGCTTCGGACCGCCACCGGCCAGAGCGACTTCCACAACAACGCCGCTTGGATGGCAGCGTATCCTGAGTTGCAATCCATCCCCAACGACTTCGACCTGCTGGGCGACCTCAAGAACCCCGGCGGCAGTACTTTTGTCCGCAACATCGGCTACAGCAACACCAAGTGGATGACCAAAGGCAGTTGGGGTGGGTTGGATGCCTTTGACTGGTACGCCCAGATCACCGACAACATCTCCAATCAGGATCCTCTCTTCGTGGATGAGGCAAATGGCGACCTAACCCTGCGGGCCGACTCCCCGGCCAGGGCCTTGCCGGGTTGGGTGGATATCCCCTTCCTCCAGATCGGCGCCTCGTCTTCCCGGTAGGTGCAAAAAGAATCACCGTGGACAATCTGGGCGCCGGTTTTTCGCACGGCCTTCAAGGCCCACGACCCGAACTCAGTGGCAGGCAGCTCCGCGTAAAGTTCCCTCAGCGGCCGCAGGGCCAGTGTGACTTGCTTTACTAGCGGGGGTGGACGCAAGAGCAACTAGCTTACGTGCAGGTTGTTGCCGAGAACATCATGGCCGGCCTGATCAATGAGCACCTCATCAGACCCCTCAACCGCAGCATGGGCCATGGCAGCGTCGTCCGGTTCGAAGGCAAGGAGATGAAGAAGCAAGAAGAGTGGATCTCGCCAGAGGCTTCCGACATGACGGTTTTCGACCTGCCCTGCTGTGAACGACAGGTCAAGGTCGCGGACGACTGGAAGGGCACAGTCTATTGCTTTTTTTTCGGGTTCTCGCACGAAATGACCAAGAACCACCGCTAGACGTTCGCTACTGCTGCGTGATGGAGGACGTAAGAGCGCCTATCGCGTGCCCAACTTCCTCCACCTGGCTCTGAATCTCGGCATACTCCTCGTTCAGTGTGTAGGATTCACTGCTTGTTCTCTCTCGGCAAGGAATGCTCGCAGGCGCGGCATCTTGGCGCGGGGCACGCCGTACATCTTCACGCTGAACCCGCCCAGGTCGTCGTTGCCGGAGTAGACGTACAGGCCGCCCAAGGCCCGGGCGATGTTCTCCAGCGCCCGCCGCACGTTGCCCTTGGCCGCGGGGCTGCAATCGTCCAGCAGGCCATCGGCCAGTTCGGTCAGCGACAGCCCGATCGGCTCGACTGGCAGATTCTCCAGCACTTCCAGCTCGAAGTCGTCCAGACGTTCCATGTCATTTCTCCTGCTCCACCGTGGTCATCCGTTTGCCACAGTTGCGGCACTCGCGCCGTCGGACGAGCTTGCCGCCCGAGGTCCGACGCGTGTACACGACGTAGAAGTGCCGGCAACCGCATCGCCGACACGCTAGGCCGAGCGTGGACGGTTCAGGCGACCAGGACTTCCGCTGTCCCGCGATCTCGGCCATCACCATTTCCTCCGCAGGTCTTCCTGCGTATAGCGTTTCCTCTGCCGTTGCGGCGTGCTCTCGCCCGGGGATTTCACGCCGATCATGCTGGCCGCAGCGGCGCAGCCAACCAGACAGTCGAACCAGTGGTTGTCCGGCCGCGTCGGCCAGGGCGACCACTCGCGGACCACGCCGCCGGGGCCGATGACCTCGACCCACTTCTCCGAGCGGGCCACATGCTCGGCGATCAGTTCGTGCTGGCGCACGTCCTTTGCGAACAGGCTGATGCAGCCTCGGTCGCCGGCTGCGGTCATCAGGCCTTCATGCACGAACCGCTTCCAGTAGTTCACGTCCACCAGGACGTGCTGGAATTGCCCGGTCTTTCGGACGTTGGGGATGTACCAGTAATGCCCGATGGTCTCGCCGGGCCTGCGGGCGTACTCGGCGATGGGCTTACGGCTGGCGCGGATGCCAATGCCCTTGGCAAGCACCATGGCCGAGCCGCCCGCCTTCTGCTTCACCGAGGCGACGATGCCGGGCTTGTAGCCCATGTCCACCAGGAGCCGGTCGATCCGCATCAGGCTCCCGCCCCGGCTCCAGTCGCGGCCCAGGTACGTCGAGACGAGCCGCTCCAGCCCGGCATGAATCGCGCCATCCACGCCTGCGCCGGGGAAGGCCCGCCCCAGCGTCCGCGTGGCGTCGGCCAGCGTGAACGCCGAGCGGCGCTGCTCGGGGAACGTGCCGTAGTCGATCACGTAGCCGGTGAACGTCTCCTCCCAGGCGCAGACGGCGTAAAACAGCAGCCGGTCGTGTACGTCGACGAACATCGTCAGCTTCGTGCAGGCCGGCGGCACCTCGCTGCGCTTGTAGCCGTTCGTCTTCTGGCACACCTGCTCGACGGTGAGGACCTGGTCGCTGGTCTGCGGGAGCGCCGGCTCGTTCTGGTACTCGGCGGCGAAGGCCTCCGGGCCGACCTTCAGCTTCAGGTTCATGGCGTGCTGGAGGGCGCTGATCTCCCCGGACTTTTCGTCGAACCGTTCCGGCCAGGCGATCTTCGCGCCCTCGTCCATCTCGGCCTGGCGCTGCCGGTAGAACTCCGTCGCGGCGGCCTTGCCCTGGCTACGCCGAATCTCCGCGTAGTCCTCCCAGAGCTTCTCGTCGGCCGGGAAGGCGCAGACCAGGGCGGTGCACTCGCTGTCCCACTCCGGGTACTTCTCGCGGTCCAGCACGGTATCGGCCAGGTCGCCCTCGTACATCTTCGTGCAGGTCATCAGCGCCGAGATCTGCTCCCCGGGACCGGCCATGCCCAGCACGTCGCCATTCAAGAGCTCCAGGCGCTTCCTGGTCTGGTCCACGGAGCGGGCCGACTCCCGCGTCTGCGGGTCGTCCAGGAGGACCAGCGACGGCCGGATGATCGAGCCGTCCACGCGGCTATGCTGCTGGCCGCGCATGTTCGCATCCAGGCTCGTCGTCGTGATGATCGAGCCGCAAGACGGACTGGCGTCGTAGCCGTCCTGCCGCAACGCTGCCGGCAGGTCCTCTCCCGAAAAACCCTCGACGGTCGGGAAGACCAGCTTGTTCTGGCCCCAGTGGACGTGCGTGAGCCGCCCGCGGCAGTGCTGCTGGAGCTGGCGCTTGGAGGAGTTCTCCAGGCACCGCAGCGGATAGACGGCCTCGGGGAAGTCGGCCAGCAACAGTGGGTTCTCCAGGATGTGCTTCCTGATGGGCAGCAATAGTTCCTTGGCCCGATCGTCGGCAGCCCCGATCAGGCAGACGAACGGCCTGTAGCCGTAGAGAACGGCCCACAGCCCCGAGCACCGCGCCAGCGTGGTCTTGCCCGACCCGCGCGGCATGGCGAAGGCGAATAGGCCCCCTTCGCGTACGGCCTTCTCGATCTTGGCGATCACCCGGAGATGGTCATCCGACCAGGCGCGGTAGAACGCGGCCGGGAAGTACGTCTCGCAGAACAGCCGAAAGGACGCCCCGCAGTCCTTGCGGCGCGGATAGTCCTCGACCTCCGGGATCGGGAAGATGTCCTGGCTGGCCTTGGTGGCCGCACGGTTCTTCTCAGCCTGGCGGCGGCGGGCCTCCAGGTAGTCCACCTTCACCGGGCGGGGCTTGTCCAGTTCCCCGACCAGCCACCGGACATACCGCACCAGGTGGACGTGCGTGCCGTCCCCGAAGCGGAATGCCCCGGCGTCCATCTGGCGGCGCAGGCGCGAGCGGGTCAGAACCTCGCCCAGCGGGGTGGCGTTGACGAGCTGGAGCAGCTCGCTCTGAGTCAGTTGGGTGAGGTCAATCGCCATCGCTTCCGGCCAGTTGCCTGTTCAGCCAGGCCGCGTAGTTCACCAGGTTGATCGTCCCGTCCGCACCCACCGGCGCGCCTGCCGCCACGTGCTCGCGGACCTTCTCCTCCGACACGGCCAGCATCCGTGCTAGCTGTTCGACCGTCAGCGCCGCGGGGTTGGCCAGCCCGACCGCGACGTTGCCGCCGGGAGCGCCGGAACCCGCCGCGGGTGGCGTGGGATTCATCGCGGAACCTTCGCTAATCGTCATAAGTCTTTACCCCTGCGAAGCATGTGGCATGGCGGAATCTGCATGGTTTTCCGGCAATTGCCTTGGCGGGGTGCGGATTCCATGGCCTCATGTGCTCGTGAACATGGGATACGGAAAGGACAGAACGATGAACGCCAAGAACGCACGAAGACCCGCCTCCGCCAAGGCTACGGCGGGCAGGCCCAAGACGACCGCCGCGGAGGCTCGCCCGTACGGGCAGGCCCTCCAGCGGCAGGCGACGGTGAAGTTCCTGATGTCCCCCGGCCGGTGGGGACGGCCGAAGATCGAGACGCTCGGCTGGAAGCGGCTGGCCGCCATCTACGCCGCGACCGCCCCCGGCAGCGCCATCCGCAAGGCAATCAACACCGAAGCCCGGCGGTGCGGCTACACGCCGCGAACCATCCTGGCCCTCAACGCCCAGTGAGAGGCCGGACTTTGAGAAACCGCCCCCGTATGGGGGCCCAACCTGCCTGCCGGACAGGCAGGCATCAAGGAGAGCGACATGAGTAAGGCAACGGTGCAGATCGGAATGGTGTACAGCGCGAAGGTCGGCGACTCGGTCCTGCCGGTGCGGATCGACGCGCCGCTCGGCCACGGCCGCTACAAGGGGCTCGACATGCACAGCGGCAACAAGGTCAAGGTCGCCGCAACCGCCATCCGTGGCGACGGCCGCACGGCCAAGCAGTGGCACGTCGAGCAGATGGCCAAAAAGGGCGACGCGCCCGCGGCGGCCTCCGCCGACCAGAAGGCTGAAGGCGCCCTGAAGGAGGCGGCAAAGGTGGCCTCCAAGGTCCTGGGCGTGCCGGTCACTGCGGTCCCGGCTGGGAAGACCGCGACGAAGCCCGCCATCATCCCCGCCCCGCGACCGGCAGGAACGGGCAAGCGCGTCGGTGGCCTGGACGCCGCTGCAACTGTCCTGGCCATGGCCCGCGAGCCGCTCAACACGGCCGAGATGGTCAAGCGGATGCTGGCCAAGGGTCTCTGGAAGACCTCCGGCAAGACCCCGGCGGCGACTATCTACGCGGCCATCATCCGTGAGATCGCCGTCAAGGGCGGCGAAGCGCGGTTCCGCAAGACGGAGCGGGGCAAGTTCGCGCTGGCCAAGTAAAGCCACCACCAACACGTCACCTCCAACGCCCCGGTCCCAGCGATCGGGGCGTTCTCGGTCGTGGTGGTTTTGCCGTTGACCATGCGACTCATTCGATGTAACATCTTGGCGTGACAGATGAAGGCGAAACCTCAAAGAAGGAGACCCTCCATGTCGGTGTACATCAACGAGTTTGTCAAGCCAGCCCATTTTGAGCATGAGATTCAGGCCACTGCTGGCGGCAAGATCGGTGTCTTCCGCCTTAAGCCCAACAGGGTGTTGTGGAAGCCGAAGGGACAGCGCCAATTCTTCTCTGTGCCACTGACTGCGTTCATTGATTGGATCGCCAGCCCCAAGACAGAAGCCACGAGGACCAAGAGCTAATTCCGCTGGACACTGGCCTTCTTGCCAGTGAACTTTTCCCATCGCTGCACTATCACATCGCAGTAGAGCGGGGCGATCTCCATCAGGAATGCACGCCGGCTGGTCTGCTCGCAGGCGATGAGCGTGCTCCCGGAGCCCCCGAAGAGGTCCAGCACGACCTGTCCAGTCCGCGAGGAGTTGGTAACGGCACGCGCGACCAGCTCGACGGGCTTCATGGTCGGGTGGTCGTCGCTGACGCGGGGGCGGGCGATCTCCCACACGTCGTCCAGATCCCGCCGGTCGCAGAACGAGGATTGCCCCTTCGTGTGCCAGCCGTACCAGAGCGGCTCGTACCGGCGGTGGTACTTGCTCCGGCCCAGGACGAAGACGTCCTTCACCCAGATGATCGTCGCCGACCAGTGATAGCCGTTCTTGCGGAATGCCGCGTCCAACGTCGGCCAGTTGGAGGCGCCTAGGACGCAGTAGACATCGCCGGTGACGTGGTCGTTCATGACGCCGATGAACTTGTCCAGGAAGGCGGCGAATTCCTCCGGCGTGAGGTCGTCGTTCATCAAGCCTTCGCGCTGCCGGTGGCGCGGATTGGAATCGAGTCCAATCGCCACGTTCCAGGGCGGGTCCGTGAAGACCATTGTCGCCTTCCGCCCACCCATCAGTTTCCCTACATCCGCCGGATTGGTCGAATCACCGCACATGACCCGGTGCTTGGGCTCAGGGATCGCGGCGAACTTGTGCCCGCAATGTCCGCAGGTGCAATCAAGCGCTTGCATGGAGCGACGCCCTTCGTCCTGTAAAGGCTTCCCAACGACGCACGGCCACTTCCACGTAGATGGGTTCGATCTCGACCGCGACGCAGCGCCGCCCGGTCTGTTCGGCCGCGATGATCGTGGTGCCCGTCCCACAGAAGGGTTCAAAGACAAGGCCCTTCGTGCCATCCAGCGATTCGAGTACATGCACCGCCAGATGCATCGGCATGGACGCCGCGTGTATGTGCGGCGCCACGTTCTCACCGCTGGCGCCCTTGCCCTCGTAGACATTTGACACAGTGGAATGAAAGTTCCCGGTCGGAATGGCACGGGAGGGATTCCTCTCTGGCGAGAGTATCCAGATGTCCTCGAAGCGGGAGTTCATCACATTGGCGGCTATCGCCGGCTGGCCACCCCCCTTGAACCACACCATGCGATCCGCGAAGTGGTCCTTGAAGTGGTGAATCCAGTCCAGCACGGCGGTCTTATTGCCCGCCAATGATTGAAGGTTGACGACGACGGTCCGGCTGACCGACAGCGCGATCGTCGTGAAGTCTATCAGGAGCCGCAGGTATTCATGCGGCGGCCTGTTGTCGCTGGCGCCGATATACTTGCTGTCGACGCGGTTCTTGTTCCCGCCCAGCGTATTGGCGCCTGCGTTGTAAGGCGGCGATGTGAAGCATAGCGACGCCAGTTGGCCCTTCAGGACCCTGGCGACCTCATCGGCCTTGGTCGAGTCCCCGCAAAGCAGGATGTGCTTGGGCTGCGGCTCGGCCGTGAATTCGTTGCCGCAGTAGGCGCAGCGGCATTCGAGTGCCTGCTCAGACATCGGTGTCCCTTCCGCACTTGGGGCAGTGGACAACCCGACCAAGCTCCCATAGGTCGCCCCGCTTGGTGATCGGTTCATCGGGCGGGGCGGGTATCTCGTCCGGGTCGGTGAGACCGTCCTTCACACCGCCACCGAGCAGCTTCGCGAGTTCCTCGGGGTCGAAGCCCAGCAGTTCCAGGTTGAAGTCCGCCGCCTGGAGATCCTTCAGCTCGATGGGCAGCAACTCGTAATCCCACTCGGCCAGCGTGGCCGTCTGGTTGTCTGCGATCCGGTAGGCCTTCGCCTTCTCCGGCGATAAGTCGTTGGCGACATGAACCGGCACCTTGGCTAGGCCCAGCTTCTTCGCCGCCTTCCATCGCGTGTGGCCGACGATGATGACGCCGGCCTCGTTCACCACGATGGGCTGGCGGAAGCCGAACTCCCGCAGACTGGCCGCCACGGCCTCGACCGCCTGGTCGTTGACGCGGGGGTTCTTCTCGTAGGGCCGGATGTCGTCGATGTTCCGCAGCTCGATGTCCATGTCACGTTCTCCAGGGGTTCACGTCGTCGCGCACAGCGTCTGTCGCTGCTCGCGATATGTCCTTCTCCCTGCTGCGCTTGCCGCCGTGTGCGCCGCCGGAACAAACAAAAAGGATGTTCCCGACCGTTCCCGCCGCGGTCTTCCGATTGGATCGCGGGGAAGGAACCATTCGCGCCCACGTTGGCCCACGTCGCGACCTTCCACCCTTCCGTACACCCGGCTCGCCGCGTCGCAAGGTCGTCGAACCTGCGCAAACGTGGGCGCTCCTGTTGGCGCCCTACCCGTCGTCCCATGCGTGGCCTTTCTCCTCCAAGCGCGCCTTGAACCACGTCAGCCAATAGGCCGCCTTGTTCTGCACGGTGCCGTCCTGGCCGATCTCCCAAGCGCGGGTCAGGCAGGACTCGCCGGCGGTCTTAGTGTGCGGGCCCAGATGACCCGCCAGGATGTGCTCCGCCGCCTTCTGGAAGTCGCGGAGGTCGGCCTGATACTGCCTCAGGTCGCTCTTGCCGAGTCGCAGGGCCTGATGGACGCTGGCTGCAAACCGAGCCGCCACGAACGGCTGTTCGTCCGTTCCGCCTGTTGCAGCGGGCGGGCGAAGCGATAGCGAGGCAGGTAAAGAGAAAGCGGGCGATCCCGCCGGGGCGGTTTCCTGGCCCGGCGGTTGGGTTTCCGGTTCGCCTTCGCCTTTCGCTTCTTCTTTTTCCTTCTTCTTCGTTTTCGCTTTCGCTTCTTGAAGGCTCGGCGAATCGCCCGGCGTTTCGGCGAGACTCGCCGATTTCGCCGAGAGGTCCGGCAGCTCGCGTTCCTCCAGCCAGCCGACCGTGGCGTCCGAGAGGATCTTGATCCCCAGCTCGACCTGATCCGTCATGAAGCCCGTGATAAAGCCCAGGAGCTTGGTCGAGATCGGCGAGTGGTTCTTGCCCAGGACGTAGCCGCGGAACTCCGTGTCCTGAGTGGCGGCGATCTCCAGGAGCTTGCCGAACAGGGCAAAGGCGACCGCCCAGGCCTCCGGGCCGAACTTCTCGGCGACGGCCAGGGCGCATTCGTGGTAGGCCCTGTCGTCGCCGCCCGGGCCGCCGACATACCAGCGGATGTACTCGGGCGGCTTGGCGCGTTTCTTCTGGCCGGCTTGCCAGCGGCCCCCGTCGCTGTTGACCTCGTAGTACTTCTCCCAGTCGGTGATATGCGATGCCTTCATGCGCAGGCCTTGGTGCCGGCGTTGTCGCTCAAAGGGCGATGTCCTTGTCGGCGAAGAAATCCTGTGGGAGCTCAATACCCCGAATCCGATACAGCACCGTGACCCACTCCTCCTCTGTCAGCGTGGCCTGGCGCGGCACCCACTTTCTGGCGTGGTCGTTGAGCGGTGTCGCCCGCCACCAGGACCAGTCTTCGGCGTAGCGCACGCCAAAGACAGGGATGCCGGCCCGGTTGCCCAGGTCGATCATCGCCCGGTAGGTCGGGTGGGTGGCGTGCTGCGGCGGGGCCTTCTCGTGCTTGTACTCCACCAGCGCCGCCGCCCGGCCCCTGTCGTACTCGAGCAGCAGGAAGTCCAGGTCCACCGCAGGGCAGTCCCAGCCCCATCGCCGGTGCCGGTGGCTGATGCGCTGGTCGCGCCAGTTCGTCCTCTCGGGGCGGACCTCAGGCACTGACCGCCTCCGAAAGCCGCCGGAGCGTCGTGGCGACTGCCTTGGGGTCGCTGTCAATGCCCACGAACAGCCGGTTCATGCGGACAGCCACCACGCCCGTCGTGCCACCGCCGCAGAACGGGTCGCAGATGGTCTGGCCTGGGTACGTGAACCGCTCGATGATATCGGCCATGCCGCTTTCGGATTGGCCCCAATCGTGGAATCGCTTGTCGTTGTCGTTCACCTCACTGCGGCAGACGTCACCGACCCAGTCACCCTCGTAGCTTCCCTTGACGAACCACAAGAGGGGCTTCCAGAACGCGTTGACCTTGCGCTCCCAGAGCTGGACCGACTGGCCCCCCGGAGTCAGGTAGGCCAGAACCCAGTGGTAGGTCAGGCGCTTGCCCAGTTGCTCGATGATCTCCGGCAGGCAGGACTGGCCCGCCATACAGATCAGCGACCCGCCGGGTCTGAGAATGCGAGACGCGAAATCCGACAACTCCCTATACAAGTGCAGGTGTTCTCGGCCGTAGGGCGGGTCAGTGATGACCCAGTCGACCGAGCGGTCGGCAACCTCATTGCCCACTGCGGCCAGGGTGCCCTGATGCACGGCATACCGGTCGGCGGCGGCCGGCAGGTTCTTGGGTACAGCCGCCTTGGCCTGGGCCTTCGCTTCCTGCTGCTCGGTATTCTTGATCTCCCGATAGGCGGCGTTGATGCTGAGTTCGCCGCTGCGGAGCTTCTGCTTCACGGACTCCGGCGCCCTCGTGACGATCACCTCGGCTTTGGCGATGGTGTCGTGCCCGATACTCAACGTTCGTCTCAGGGCCTCCATCTCGGCACGCTTGTATTCAGCCTTCTGGTGTCTGTTGTTCTCCTCTGCCGTAGCCCACGCCAGGTTCCGCCAGTGGTTGTCCTGACGGTTTCCATTAAGATGATGCACCGCGGGCTTGCTTTCTGGGTTAGGAATGAACGCCTCGGCCACAAGCCTGTGTACTAGGAATGATGCCCGCTTCCCCCCGTGCCGGAGGGATACGCTAAGGTATCCCGGGGTCGTCTTGGTTTGCCTGACAAGGCCAGCCGAGTAATTGTGGGTGACTCCATCCCTGCCCAGGGTCGTCTTGGGGCCTCTCGCAACTCGCCCATGGTTGCTTACAGAGAATCGCGGGAAATCTTTGATGGGCTTCCAATCCGTTTTGTCAGATACATCCGGTATGAAATCAGACCGTTGTTGTCTGACAAGGCCCAGTGATGTCCGTTTGATGATCTCCTTCAGCTTAAGTGCCAGTTCCGCACGCTGGTACGGCGTCAGGTTGCGCCGGGCGAACTGGTTCTTAATGATCCAAATCTGGGCCGCATCCCGGTCGGGCAGGCTGACCTCCCGCACGTCGAACGGGACGTCGTGCTGTTGGCAGATGTGGTAGCGGTTGTGCCCGTCCAGGAGGATGCCCTCCTCGGCCCAGACCGCCAGCGGATCGCGGCACCCGTCGGCCAGAAGGTTGGACTCCAGTTGCTGGCGCTCCTCCTCGGTCAAGGGCGGGATCAGGCCGGCAAACTCCTCGTCAATCTCGATTTCGGCTACGGCGAACACCGGGGACTCCTTTCCGTCTCAGCGGCGCCGACGATCAGACCCGAGAGGGTCGGGACCGACTTGCTCATATCCCGGCCTCCTTGAGGATGGCGTCTGCCTGGGCCAGGGCACGTTGCCGCTGGCGCGATGTGATGGGGGTGCGCTGAAGGTGCGTTGGCTTGGCGTAGCGGTCAGGCTCGATCCGCTCGTCGATCTCGGCAAGGTCGGTGAAGAAGCGAAGCATCGCCTCCCGCGTGGTGCAGATCCTCCGGCCGACGCGGACGTATTCCAGGCACACGCCCCGAAGGCCCTTGCGGCACCACCGCCACAGGGTGCAGACGGCCACCTTCTTGCCGTCCACCTTGGGCAGGTGCCTGGTGGCCTCGGTGAGGGTGATCAGTTCCTCTTCGTGGCCGATCCGTCTTTCAAGCTCGTTCGTTCGAGTCGCTGCATCACACATGAATGCGAGGGTATCATGGGATTTCAGCAACTCTCGCTCGCGGAATCGCTTGCGCGCTTTCTGCGCGCTTTTTCAGCCGCTTTTCTGCGGGGGCCGCCTTACGGGATGGGTGGGCGCTGCGTGGCGTCGATCCTCAGCGGCCATCGGGCCGCCTCGGCGAGGGTGGTGAGGGGATTGCCCTCGGCGATCTGTCGCTCCATCGCGTTTGTGTCGTTCGCCGCGGCGCTCATCTACACGAACGTACACACGCCGTTACATCGTTGTCTTCTGCGCAGAATCACTTGCGCAGTTGCGACGCAGTTTTCCTACCAATTACGCAGTTTGCGGGCCAGTTGACGCAGTTCGGCTCGCCAAGGTCGGCAGCAGCCCGCTTCCACCGCAGGAAGTGCGCGGACCGGTTGTTTCGAAGCTACCTTGAGGATTCGGCGTTGCCTGAGGTTACCCGGTCAGGTAGGATCACAGCGTCCAGGCAAGGCGGACGCCCCGAACCGCGATATCGTGGCCGGGGAAACAAGGTCGTTCGCATGACGCAAAGAATGGGAACCGGGCCATGGCTCGTGCTGATCTACTGATCTCGCTTGCTCGTGCCGCTTCCGCGGGAGACCGCAAGCTCATTCGGAGCGTGCTGGAGGCGATTGCTGCGGACGAGCGGGCGAAGCAGCACAACGTCTTGGCTGAGCGCCTATCGTCGTTCATCCCCAGAGATGAGGCCCAAGAGCCGACGGTTACACTTCGAAACGGGAATTCCGTTCAGAGCCTGTTCTACGAGTGCGAGCCAAAGATCAAGCTCGCGGACCTTGTCCTGCCGGCCGACGTCCTGGCTGCCTGCAACGAGCTTGTCGAGGAACAGCAACGCGGGGAGCTTCTCAGATCCCACAGTCTGGAACCCAGGCATAGAGTGCTTCTCGCTGGGCCTCCCGGAACGGGCAAGACATCCCTAGCCGAGGCCCTGGCCGAAACCCTCGCCCTTCCTCTCATCATCGTCAGATACGAAGGGGCCATCGGGAGCTTCCTCGGCGAGACTGCAAGCCGCCTGCGCAAGCTGTTTGACTTCGTTCGAACACGGCAATGCGTGCTCTTCTTTGACGAGTTCGACACCCTGGGCAAAGAGCGCGGGGACATTCATGACACAGGAGAGATCAAACGGGTCGTGAGCTCCCTTCTGCTGCAAATCGACGATCTACCCAGCCATGTCATCGTTGTCACAGCCACCAATCATCCTGAATTGCTTGACCGGGCAGTCTGGCGGCGATTTCAGCTTTGCCTCTCATTGCCTCTGCCCACCCGTCGTCAGATCGAGGAATGGCTGGAGCGTCTCCATCATCGCCTCGGTATTGCCTTGGGTCAGAGTCCGTCTGCCTTGGCGGACAAACTTGCCGGGACTAGTTTTGCAGAGTTAGAGGATTTCTCACTGAACCTGGCCCGGCGACTTGTGCTCGCTGGCCCAGAACCGGATGCAAAGACAATTGTCAGACAGCAGTTAGACCAGTGGCGGCGACGCTTCAAGCCCAGTGAGAAATCGTAGACTGGGGGTGCCAGATGCCCGAACAGCTTCCGCTGTTAATCCTCCCAGAGCCGGTAGAAGTTGAACGACGAAGACGTTTTGGCGGCCCTTCACGGATTCATTTTCCGACACATCAACGCCAAACGCGAAGGCTAACGCCCAAGTTCAACAGCCTTCGGCGTTCCATCGAGCAAGCCACTACTCGGGTACAGACGACACCTCAAGGGATTCAGCCAGAGCAGGTTGTTGTCCTTGAGACCGTCGGGACCGTGGATGACCTTAGGCGCGCAATCGAACGGCTCGAAGGTCTAGACTGGCTTCTGGAGTGGGACGAAGAGGAAATTGCGCCCGATGCTGATTTCTTTGATCAAGTGCGGGCTGACAAACCGCTACCTGGCCGGTTGTATCTGGTCATGTCGAACCAACAGGGGATGAACGAACTGTTGCGACTATGGCGACTCTATTGCCGAAACCCAGATGCTGGTTTTCCTCACGGCCTTGGTCGCTTGAAGAACGTGTTCCAGCAATTGCGCGATGTCCGACGGTGGGGTGTCAGGGATCGGATTGAGGAAACTGGCGTCCTCGACTACTGGCGCGAGATGGTGGAACATGAGACAAGGGTTCTCTGTGAAGCCGAGCTCTGGTTCCGAAGTGCCGAAGGTGACAGAGCTAAGGCCCAGACTAGCTTGGAGGCCACCCTTGCGGCAATCGGCGGGCAGTGCGTCGCCCGTTCGGTAATCCCTGAGATTGCCTACCACGGCGCGCTCCTCAACCTACCCAGCGACCAGGTCAGACGAATCCTCAACCGAGAAGATAATGATCTCGTTCAACTTGAGGACGTCGTATTCTTCAGACCATCTGGGCAGATGGCTATGCCACTGCCGCCCGACGACACCTCCACGGAGACAGCCTCACCTCGTTCGTCATCCACGCCTTCCGGCGATGCGGTGATCGCCCTGCTGGATGGCCTCCCCGTAGAAAACCACCCGCTTCTACGAGGCAGAGTCGTCGTTGACGACCCGGACGGCTGGGCCTCAACGTATCCGGTCAACAATCGCTGGCATGGCACTGGCATGGCGTCCCTGATAGTCCACGGTGAACTGGATGGGCAAGATGCGCCGCAGCCGCGGCCAATCTATGTCAGGCCGATTCTGAAACCTAATCCTTACGATTGGCATCAACCGGCCGAGGAATGCGTCCCCTACAACGTGCTAGAAGTCGACTTGCTGCATACCGCTGTTCGAAGAATGGTCGCTGGGCACGGAGGCGCGGTGCCTGCCGCACCGTCCGTCCGAATTGTGAATCTGTCGGTCTGTGATCGCGCAAGGCCTTTTCTTGGTGCCGTCAGCCCGATGGCTAGGTTGCTGGACTGGCTGTCGTGGCGATACCGCGTTCTTTTCATCGTCAGCGCAGGGAATCATGCTCAGGACATCCTCCTGGGCATTCCCCGCAATAGACTGAGTGCTTTGAGTAGCGATGAGCGGCAAAGGGAGATCATCCTGGCTCTTGCTGCTGACTCTCGTAACAGACGACTCCTCGCTCCAGCTGAAGGTGTGAACGTGCTGACGGTAGCTTCCGTCCATGACGATCTCTCGACTATTGACCCAAGGGACAGACGGTGCAATCCGTTCGCCTCGCCGTTACCTTCGACCTTCAATGCGCAGGGCCACGGGTTCCGCAGGTCGATCAAGCCAGACATCTTGATGCCAGGAGGGCGTCAATTGCTGACCGAGAAGATCGTGAATCAGACACCGAACGCCGCAATGGAGACCCTGGGGTCGCGGCGGCCACCGGGCCACAAACTCGCGTGTCCTGGCGCCGGTGCGAACACCGTGTATTCCCGGGGAACCAGCAATTCGGCAGCGTTAGCTTCACGCCACGGTGGTTTCCTACACGATGTCTTGATTCGCCTGAGGTCGGAACCAAACGGACAACTCCTGGATGATGCCCATTTGCCCATCCTTCTCAAGGCTTTGCTGGTTCACGGCGCATCTTGGGGTGACGCTATTGACCCGCTCCGCGGGGTCCTGCTCAACCAGGGCAATGCAGACCGGTTCAACGAATTCGCCAGCCGGTTTCTTGGTTACGGACGATTGGATGTCTCAAGAACCTTAGCGTGCGAACCCCATAGGGCCACAGTGCTTGGCGCGGCTTCCTTGCGGCCCGAAGAAGCGCACATATTCCGGCTTCCTCTACCGGGCGGGCTTGCCGGTGTGCAAGCATGGAAACGGCTGATCATCACACTCACTTGGTTCACGCCGGTAAACCCTCAACACAGAGCCTACCGCTGCGCCCATCTCTGGTTTAACAAGCCGGAGCACTCCCTTCGGGTTGTCCGGCAGGATTGTCATTTCCAGGCGACACAGCGAGGCACGGTTCAGCATGAGATATTCGAGGGTCAAGATGCCGACGCATTCAGCTCCGGCGACACCGTGGTCGTTCAGGTGAACTGCCGGGAGGATGCTAGCGGCCTGGACGAACCAGTGCCTTACGCAATCGTCATGACACTCGAGACCGCCCCGGAACTTCAGGTGCCAATCTACGAGCAGATAAGGGCTCAACTGCAGGTTCCAGTACGCATCGCGCCCGAGTGACAAGCGTCAGCCCGTTCAACAGTGGGCCACGGCTCACCCCACCCTCATGATGGCCTTGATGGCCTCCTGTTCATCCTTCTCGGCGTAGATTTCGGTGACGGCGGCGCTGTGGTGGCCGAGGATGATGCGGGCGGCTTCGAGGCCGAACTCCTTCCGCAACCCGGTCGCGGCATTGTGGCGTAGCTGGTGCGGGTGCCAGCGATGAGCCTTCCGCCAGGCGGCCAGCTCGGCCATCTGCTCTGGTGTCAGGCGATGCTCCCACTGGGCGTCCGTCTCGTCGTTGCGTTTGGCCAGGAGCTGGGGCGGCGGGAAGGCCTGGTCGCAGGCTCGGGCGACGGCGCGGCGGTAGCTGTCGGTGGTGTACTTCTCGCCTGGCGACCACTGCGGTTCGTCCTTCCGGTTGGTGCCGGGCACATTGCCGTAGGACAAAGGCGTGGTTCGTTCCTCGGATAGGCGTCGGCGACGTTCGGTTTCGGCCTCGGCCGGTGAGAAGCAGTAGGCCCGCGGCTCGCGGAGGAGGAATGGTGAGAGCACCTGCTGGGCACGTGGCCCGATGAAAACCTTCCGCGCGTGTCCGTGCCAGGCGGTCTTGTGTTGCTGCGGCTGGTAGACCCAGATCTCGCCTTCCCGGTTCACATCGCAGGGGCGCATCTGGGCGATCTCCCCGGCGCGGGCGGCGGTGTAGAGCTGGAGCTGGATCATCGCGCAAACTTGCCGAGAGACGAACGGCGCGACGGCCTCGACCAGCTTCATCGGGACGGGCTTGACAGCCTCGGGTTCAGGGGCATCACTGCGTCCCTTCCGAAGGCCGGGGACGGCCTGGAGCGCATGGAGCACCGACCCGGGGATGACTTCGTCGCTGACGGCCCACTTGAAGAGGTGCCGGATGCGGTTGATCTGCTTGTTGGTGTACGGCCGACACCAGCCCATGTCGATCATCTTCTGGCGCACGGCCTTCAGAGCTCGCGGGCCAAAGTCGGTTGCCAGCATGTCGGCATAGAGGTCCTTCAGCGGACGGAAGGCTAGGCGGAACTGTTCGAGCTCCTTGGCCCGCCCGTCGGTGAGCGTCCGGTAGTACTGCTCTGCGTGCGTCCAGAACCGGGCGAGAAGCTCCTTGATGGTGATGGTCGCCGGGTCGCCAGCAAGCTGCCGCCCGGCGGAAAGCCACTCGGCGATGGCTTGGTGGTAGCGCTGCTCGGCGGCGGGGTCGTCGGGCCTGCCGCAGTAGACGGCCTTGCCGGACAGGACGACGTAGGCCTGCCCGCTGGCCTTGTGGAAACGCAAAGAAGGCACACGCCGATTCTTTTCGGAATCTTTCGTGTGCCTTCTTCCTTCGGTATGCTGCCTCGCGACGTTGCTCAT